CTTCAATTCAGAAATAAAGATACTATATTTAGTTAATCTATTAGTAGACGCCAACAGTGTCTCCAAATCAATTACCATATTTGGGTTCGGAGAAATTGCTTTGAATATATTCTCGGCATTGTTAGCAAGTATGCGTGCATGTGATTTTACACTTAACTTAAACCAATTATCTACATGCAATGTATTTAATGCAAGTTTGCCCATCGGAGTATCAGCAAGAGCCTCCCCGACCATCCCGGCTGTTGGCTTAATAACTTTATTCCATACAACATTGGTAGTAAGACTTGCTAATGTGGCATTTCTCATATTAGATATGGTATTAAATCCAAGTGCCTTATATGCAAATGAACCCTCCCCACCAACCAATCCAGTTAGTATCCGCCCCATAGGTAAATCAGTAAGATTATTCAAGTCAACCAGATATTGACCAAGAAACTCATTTACAGGGTCGCCTATTGTAGATGATAATTGACGCAGTTCATTACGATTCAGAGGAGCACGAGCTTGTAATTCCAGTTGAGCCATTATTGTAAAGAAGTAATCTCGTCTACCCACATCAAAAAATTCCCATGAAGCGGCGGGATCACGAGGCAATCGTGCAAATTCCCACTTATAGGAATCAACTAAAGTTTGAATGGCTAACTTTTGATTTTCAATTCCACCCATATCCGAAAGTTTATATGCTCTCATATGTTCAAGAGTGGCTTGTTCCGCCACATACATATATTGTTCGGCTACTTTGCTTGGATTAGTTATTAAACTTAAATCCAAACCCCATTGTTTAACTAATCCTTTTGTTATATCCGATTCATTTATTGGAGATATAAGATTACCAAATTCATCTTTATAGGAAATGCCGTGTTCTTTGTAGTATTGTTCTCTCTTCTCTCTACTACCAAATATACTTATAGCAATTCCACCTAAATCTACTCCAAGTTGGTCAAGATTTTCTTTATTTTCAAATGCACCAAGAAAATCCAATAAACCTTTACGTTCTTCTTCCGTTCCAGAGATAGCAATATACGTCCATGTATCAAAGAAATTGGTAAGCTCCTTGCGTTTCTCTATAGTAAGGTTACTCCAGTTGAAATTCTCTTCAAGGAAGTTGGGGTCTTTGACCTTATCTCTAAACTTAAATACCAACTTCTTAATCTCAGCAGGAGCAATCATGGATGTTAGTGTGCCTGCTCTTCCAGTGAGGAAGGTAAGAGCGTGCAACAAATCCCCTACCGTTTTGGATATTATATTACCCCGACTTTCTCCTGCAAGGGCAATTTCTTTCATCATATCGCCAGTTTCACCAATTTTATAAAGTAGATTAGGTTCACTCGTAGAGAATGGATGTGCCCGTTCAAACAGCCCCTTTACATAGTCTTCATCTAATCTACCCTCCGCCGCAGCTATTTGTATTTCTTCTAATACTAATGGATCAAAGTAATAGCGAACTCCTGGCAGAGTATTACCTTTTGATGCGTAATAAGAATCTAATAATTGCTTGGGAAGTAATCCAGTGACTTTGCGCTCTTCTATAAGTTTTTGTTGGTCTACCAGATTAGGGTCTACATTAATGAATGTAGAGTAGTAGTCCTTCAACTTGGCAGAAGTCTTCTCATCTAATACAACTGGTTTACCTGTTGGAGTAATTCCCCATACTAATCTACTCGGCTCGTAGGCATCTGGATTCCAGTAGAGTTGTTTAGCTTTCTTAATATCTTTAGGATTACCCGTTATCTCATTGGTAATTTCATCTTGATATAGGGTATCACCATATCGCAGGTCTTGGCTTAATTGGGGAAATTTACCCGTTTCTGTTTTTGGAAGAATGGAGTTAGCTTCATTGACCAACTCCCTAATATCCACCTCTTTCTTATGTTTAGTAAAAGATGGTTTTATCCCAAAACCAAATGCTGTACCCGTTGGAGTTTCAACTGTCTGTGCCCCCGAACTCTTTACAAATGCAAGAAATTCTGGTGATTTCCAAAAGGATGCTACTCCTACTGCTTTCTTGACAATAGGCGGTTTTACTGTTTTGGGTTTTGCAACTCCAAGTCCTGATGTGATTTTAACACCACTAAAATCAAATGGTTTATCTGCCATAATATTTTAGTCTATCGTAATAGGGGCTTTCTTGGTAGGTTTCTCGGAAGTAATAGTTACTTCCTTTAGAATATTTGGTTTAAGATTACTACCACTTATCTGTTCAAAGATGAATATGGTATTGACTGTACGAGGAACAACAAATACCAATTTCCAATCACTGCCATCTTTATCATGTAACTCATCATTTACTTGCATCTGCATCTTATCTGAACGGTCATTAGACTCTAAAAATTTATACATTTCGCCTCCTAATATAATCGCTTATTTACAGCACCAAAGATATAGTTACCTTTGGCATCTTTTGAAATTGGTATCATGCTTCCCGATGAGAAGAATGGTGTAGTCAATGCCTGCGCAATTGAAGCATATGGGGCAAGCGTACCCTTCGCTTGTGCCAATAGAGGGCTAACTGCCCCTAACTGTTGTACTACTTGTTGTCGTGTTTGTTGGTTAATTGCACTCTCTCCACCAAAACTACCCATTGTACTTAATAAATTTCGTAAATAGGTATAGCCTTCTCCAAAACTTGTTGCGGGTTTGCCTGCACCTGTCACCATTTTATCTAATGCAGACAACGCATCTGTAGCCCGTTTCTTGGAAGTAAACTGTGCTTGTAACTCTGTATTAATCTTGGGAACAGCCCCATAATTAGCCACCTCTGGGTTATATGCAGAAAATGCGTTTGGCATGGTTGCATTGAAAGTCTGGTATAGATATGTCGCCATTGCGCGCTGGTCTTCTGGGGATAGGGATGGAATAAGGGCGTTCAACATCATCGCATATTTAGTATTAGCCTCATCCCCACTATAAGTCATTCCCTTCCACCATGATGGCGCATTAGGGACAGAATAAGAGGAAGACCACGAAGGTGAAGGTGCAACACTGCTATAATCTATTAATTTTGCCCCATAAGCAGACCCAAGATTTCTCCATACACCCGCTGTATCATATCCCCAGTTTTGACCGCCGCCACCAGAAGTAGTTACTTTCGGAGTAGATGCTATACCCGCTGGAATCCCAACATTCCTCAATTCTAATGGTGCGGCATTTCCAAGTGGTGTGCGTACTGTAACATTAGCATAATCAGTAATTCTCGGAGGAGTTGTAATGGGTGTGGGAACAGTCCATGTAGGATTTTTGTAATCCGCTTTTATAGGTTTAATCGGTTGTGCGGCTAATTTAATAGAAGTACCACCAAATGTCCACCGAGTAGTCATTTTACACCGCCTTGTTTCAACATCCGCTTCTCCATTTCCTGAATATAGTTAGCAGTATTATCCATACCATACTTATCGGAAATGCGTCTGAAATCTTCTTGAGATAGTGATTTATACAAATCCAAATCACTATCAGTATTCAATCCAAGCGTTTTATGCCAACTACTAAATGCACCCCTTATAGCTTTATTGGATGTTTCCATTGGATTCTTCATTGTGGTTGTCCTCCAATATTACCGGACATATCAGGAGCAGCGTTGGCTTGATTACGCATACCACTCAACACGTTTACAGTATCTGCAGGATTGTTTGTAGGTGTAACTCCACCAGTAGGAGTTTGTGTTCCTGTTAGTTGGGGGATATTACTCGGCTCTGGTGGTCTACCTTCTGGATTCTGTCCTTTATTACCCTCAAGCTGTTGTTTCAACATTTCAAGTACCGTCTCCGCTACTTCGTCTCCACCTTCTGCCGCCTCTTTCAGCTTCGCCATGATACCTTCTTGTATCATTAGAGGATGACGTTCGGCAAGTTCTCTGAGAACCTTCGCATGTTCCTCGTCTGGCTGTCCAATCCCCAAATACTTCTCCATAATAGTTTCATCTGATATAGTACCCTTAACCTGTACGGCGAGTGCGTGATTACGCGTTCGTTCATTCGGGAAATCTGGCTTAATCTCACAGCGTATATTCAATCCAGTAAGGTCTTCTGCGCTAACCATCTCTGCAAAATCCTTGCCGCGCATCTGCCCGTACATTTGGAAGAAGCCATCAGGTGCAAATTCCTGCACAAGGTCAAGCCACTTACGCGCCGCCCATGTCCATAATGCCTCAAGATGAATCAGAGGTGTTTCAAGTCGTAGTCTATTCTGGTCTCCAAGTTGAGACATGCCGTATCCAGATGTATCTCCGCCTGCACCAAACATAATATCACTGAATCCCGATTGTTGAATACGAGCGCGATATAATTCTATCTGTCTATCAAAATCTGGAGGAGAACCGCGCCACTCTGGGAAGCCCAAATCCTCACCCTCTGCAAGTGGGATAGCTTTGCCGAGAGATTTGTCAAGTACAATGGGTCGTCCACCTTTGGTGCGTGCAAGAAATGGGAGTGAGCTATAGATGAGAAGATTACGCTTGCGCATATTGACCACTTCTTCCATCTCGCGCACAGGCTCTTCCAATGGGGTTAGAATACTGTGCCAACAATTGCTATCTTCAATATCTGTAGGTTTGTAGAAACCAATAGTATAGGGAAGTTCCTTATATCCATCCGCTTCTTCCAGCCGCAGGATAAACTTATCTTCAAATAGCATGGCATGTTGAACAATTAATTTCTTACCTAACTTCTCTGGCATTGTTTCAGGAGTAAGCGTAGCTAAATCTATGGTATCAGGAACATCTACCAACCAAGCATATTCCCAGTAGTCAATAAAAGCACCCTTGATTTCAAGTTTCTCTAATTCAGTCTTATCCTTGTAATCTTCCAGTTCAACCCCATATGTATGTTCTACATCATAAGCACTCATATTCTCTTTACGGAATACACATTGCCAGCGACGAGAACCACCAGGATACATATTGATTTTAAGTGGGTCAATAGCCTCTATGCGAAGTGGGAGTTCTGCAAATAGTTTGCCAGAAAAACTACCCTCCACTTCTGTATCTGTCCGCATAGTGGGAACAAAATTTTCATGTAATTGTTCATCCCAAACACCGAGTAATACACCACCACCATCCCTAACAAATCGCAATATCGTCTCATAGATTAAATCATATTCATGTCTATCTGAGTTTATATCAATTGCACCAGCAATAAACTTCTCTAATCTACTTGAACGTTTACCCTCATCGTCAGATTCATGCCAACCCTGAGAGTGCCAGACCATTTCGTTACTACGAAGTATGGCTACAGCAAGATCGGTAACATTACAGTAGGTCGGATCATTGTAGCGACTCTCAGATGCTTTTGCTTCTGGAGAATCTCCATAATGATTACCACTGTATAATTGACGATTTCTAACAATATTGGTATGCCAAGAATTTGTAAATTTCTCTGCTAATTGTATATTTTGCCGCACGTGATATAATTCTCGATCAATCATATCAACCATTTAATCCTCCATCTGTTTACGCTGTTTTTCAACAAATGCTAACCGCGATATTCTCATCTTCTCTTTAGATTCATCCGTATGCTTCCGACCAAGCCAATATTTATTACCAATATTAGCTAATCCACATTTACGTTTAGTTTCATCCGTGTGCGGTCTCCTTGTTTTTCCCTTGCTCCCATGTCCATTAATGTTTCCCATTCTTGATATACTCATTCTATGTTTAGCATCATCTGTATGATGATATCCCAAAGCATGTTGATTTCCTACCATATCGTCGTGTTTCTTTTGCCTATTTTCATCTGATAAATTATGGGCTATTTCCCCTATCTTTGCCCTTGCCTCTACTGTATGAGTCCTACCGAGCATAGGGGCAATAACATCTATTGACATATTATATTCAGGTTTACCTAAATCTATAAACTGTTGTTCATAATAAGCCAACAGGTCTACTGGACATTCAATCAATGGTTCAAATTCAAATGAACTCTCACCATACTTATTCCAAGCGAGTTGAAAATACGTGGAATGGTGAATACCTTTTCTTGCTCTCCTCCAATGTTCATTCTTTCTCATTCTAAAATTAACCGCACTGCCGATATAGATATGTCCATTGATCATATTCACAATTTGATAAATACCACAAGTCATG